TGAATCATTCATACAAATAGAGAAGTCGCTGAAAGGTTTACATGAACTAGCGATGGAATACTTAACAAAGAACTCAATACAAGAAATAACTACTACGATTGCCACAGAGCCGGATTTGTCCACTTTGCCGGGATTGACTGATGTAGAGAGGGTGAAAGAAGTGAAATTGGATTACAGAAAAATCATCGAAACGGCATTTAAGAATTAGAGATGGACGAAAAAGAACTAGTAGAAGCGTTGAAGTCACAGGTTGACCCGCTTAAAAAAGAAGTAACAGATTACAAAGCAAGTACAGAAAGTAAAATTGTAGAGGTTAAATCTGACCTAGGCAAACAATACACTGCGCTTGAAGAGCAAATCAAAGCTAAGGCAGATTCTCAAACTATTGCTGACCTTACGTCGCAAATTAAAAGTGCCGAGGATAAATATGACGAACTAGAAAAGAAATATGCTGCACAAGGTGGTGATATCTCAACTCTTGCAACTCGTCTAAATGAGTCTATGCTTCCGGGCGGTTCTAATGCGCCTCGTATTAAAAATATGGAATCTCAGATTCAAGATATTTTTAAGAAAGCAGGTGAAGATGGTCGCCTAGGTGAATTGAATAATAAATCATGGCGTGAAACTTTGTCTGATGGCCAATTTGCCGTGCAAGAATTCAATACTAAGGCTGTTGGTGGAATGACAAATGCAAACCTTTCAAATGGTTTCGCTAGCCGTCAAATTTCGCAAACTGTTGTTCGTGTTCCGGCTAATGCAACGCATATTCGTTCGCTATTGCCAATCAACACAATGACTTCGGCAGTTTTTGAATATCCGCAAGAGAATTCTCCAGCGGGAGAAGGCGCACCCGGATATCAGGGGGCAGAAGGCTCTACTAAGCCGCAAGTTGATTATGATATTACAATGGTTCAGATCAAGCCTGTAACTATTGCTGCATGGATGAGTGTATCGCGTCAGGCACTACAGGATATCGGATGGTTGTCGGGTTATGCGTCTCGTAAGATGACAGAAGACCTTCTTAACTTTGAAGATCAAGAAATTCTAATGGGAGCTAACGGAAGTAATCAGCTTAACGGATTGGTTACTCAGGCAACCGCGTACACTCGTACTGATGGAACTTGGAATACAATTTTCGAATACCTTATTGATGCAATCTCGCAACAAGAGGCTTTGAATCTTCCACCAACAGGAATTCTTTTGCACCCACGTGACTACGCGCAACTATTGCGTTATAAAACATCAACAGGTGAATTTGATTTTCCGGGACTTGTATTTGCAGGTGATAACCGCGCTACATTGTACTTTATGGGATTGCCTATCTATAAAAACAACAAAATTCCTCGTCTTACAGGACTTGTTGGAGATTGGAATCAAGCTGAACTTTTGGTTCGTGAAGGAATTACGTTTGATGTGTCTTACGAAGATGCAACTAACTTCCGTCAAAACCTTGTAACGCTTCGTATTGAAGAAAGAATTGCCCTTGCGGATTACATTCCAAGAGCTTTCTTAAAAATTAACTTCGCTACGATCCTTTCATAACATTATAAGAGCTAGTTCTTAACTGGACTAGCTCTATACTTTATCTCTATGAACTTCACTTCTGTTGTAATAAACCTTTCAAAAAGACCTGACAGGCTAGAACAAATTACTTCGGAATTAAAGGCGCAAAATATAGGGTTTGAAAGATTTGAAGCTATTGAGGATAATCCGGGATGGATGGGTTACAATAAATCTATCAAAGCAATTTTCGAAAAGTATGCAGATGTACACAACCTTTTCTTATTCGAAGATGATTGTTACTTTGAATCAGAATTTAACTGGAAATGTTTACAAGAATTATGTTCCGACTATGACGGCTTATGGCTTGGATCTAATTTACAGGCGGATCATAAGCAGAGATACAGTGAAAATTTAAGTGTGTTAGAAAATGGTTGGAATACACACGCAGTTTTATTTTCTAAGCAGTTTAGAGATTGGTGTTTAGATAATTGGGATGGGCAATTAGTATTTGATGAATGGGTTAGATTATATGCTTTGCCAGTTCGAAAATGTTTTGTGTTAAATCCTATGATTTGTTTTCAAAGACCGTCTAACAGTGATATTACAAATGGTTATGCTGATTATTCAGAAGCATGGCAAAGAGCTAAACAACAACTATATTGAAGATTATTTTTAACCTACATATGTCTGTTCCTTATCAAATGGCAGGCGCGGAAACAATGGCACATAGAATGGCTAAGTTTTTAGTAGGTAAAGGACATGATGTTACAGTATTAGCTCCGGGTGATGATATAGTATTTGAAGGTGTTAAAATCTGGAATAATACTAGAAGTGAAAGGATTCATAAATTATGGCAAGAAGCAGACTTAGTTTTCACTCATTTAGATAGAACAAGTCATACTGAAAATGCAGGTAAGTATTACAAGAAAAAAGTAGTACATATTATTCATAACAGCCATAACGATAGTTTTTTAAGATGCTTATTACCTAATCAATACTTAGTTTATAATAGTGATTGGGTTAAAGATAAGTTAAGATATTTACAGGAGAGTATTATTTTAAATCCGCCTGTTGATTATCGGGATTATAAAAGAGTTGATAATAAAAATGCTAAATATGTTACGCTTATTAATCTGAATGAGAATAAAGGCGGTCAGATATTAATTGATTTAGCTAAAAGAATGCCAGATACGCAGTTTTTAGGAGTTGAAGGTGGATATTACAATCAGATTAAAGGTAACGAGAAAAACATTAAATATGTTCCCCAAACGAAAGATATACGGGAATATTTACAAGACACGAAAATATTAATTGTTCCCTCCGAATACGAAAGTTGGGGACAAGTAGCAATAGAAGCGGCAAGTATGGGTATTCCTGTAATTGCTAGCGATGTAGAAGGATTAAGAAGTAGTTTATCTGATTCAGGAATATTTGTTAAGCGTAATGATTTAACTGAATGGGAAAAGCAGATAAGAAACTTAGAAGATAAAGAAGTATACAAAAATCAATCTGATAAAGTATACGAAAGAGCATTAAAACTAGACCCTCTTCTACAATTAGAAAAGTTTAATAATTGGCTGGAAGTAATCAACAAAAAACCTTATTTACAATGACATTAGTTACAGTAAAGGCAAAAGAGAACCTTATAGATGGATTGACAGATAAAGCTGTATATAAGGGAGGCGTGTTTAAAATGGAGGCTGACAGAGCGAAAGAAAACGCTGAATTAGGTTATGTTGAAATTGTTGATGGTAATCCTGATTTAGATGATAAGCCTAAGCGTGAAGTAGGAACATTTACAGTTGATAATATCAAACCTGCTGAGCCTGAAAAGATTATTAAGCCGATTGAAAAGAAAGAGGTTGATGAATTGGAAGACAAAGAAGAGGTTTCGGAAGTTAAACGTGGACGCAAACCTAAAACTGACTAATGAAGTATGGAAACGGTAAGAGCATTAAGAACTACATACGATTCTCATACGGGGATTACACATCAAGAAGGCGATGTTTTCAAGGTAGCCACAGAAAGGGTTCCAGAGCTATTAGAACTAGGGATTGTGGCAAAGTCAACAGCAAAAACAGAAAGTGAAAAGAAAATTATTGCTGCCGAGGCTAATAAAGAAAAAGTTGAAATAGTTGAGGCTAAGGAAAAGAAACAAATTGACAAATGATAGTGAATAGTGGTTTTAGGATCGAAGAGAAAATTGATACGGGTGTTGAGCCTGTTGATCTTGATATGATAAAAAGCCATTTATCTATAACATTTGATGATTCAGATTCTTTACTAGAAATGCTTGCTGTTGCGGCAAGAGAAGAGGTAGAAGAGTATCTAGGAATAAGCATCGTTGATAAGACTATAACTTGTTCATGGAATACTTTAAGTTGCGTAGAGCTACCTTATGCGCCTATTAAACAGGTGATAAGCACTACGGACGGTACTGATGAGATAGATGATGTTACTTATACTGGCACTGGATATATTAGAATAAACGCTAATAGAGAATATCCTACTACTGTAACATACGAAACAGGATTTACAGGAGGTGTGCCTGTTGCATTGAAGTTAGCTATATTAAAATTAACTACTGATCATTACGAACAAAGAACTGGAATTAGTATTGGTGGCAATCAAACAATTCAAAGTTTTAATAATGATTGGAAACAGACTTGTAAAAGGTATTCACGAAAAAACTTTTTACAATGACAATTTCAGTCAATCCCGGCGAGCTGAGAGACCCTATTAGGTTTACAAAATTAGTGCGTGAGGCTAATAATAGTGGTGGGTTTAAAATGGTTGAAGTTTTTGCTTTCAAAACTTTTGGTAGTATAGTAAAAGCTAAGGCGTTTAATAGTTTTAGTGATATGCAGAAAGACTTATCTCAAACTTATAAAGTGAAGATAAGATATAATAGCGGTCAACTTCCAAAAACAGATATGATTATGTATGACCATTACAATACAAAATATCAAATTGGTGAAGTTACAGAAACTGATACTGTAAGACGCTTAGTGACTTTTGAAGCTACTAAACAGATTGAAAGCGAAGAGGAGCTATGAAAATCGAGATTCTAGGCATTCCGCAAGTATTAAACGCTATTGATAAATTTCAGCGGAACATACATGAAGATATTGCTGATGAAATCGAAGGAACGGCTCAAAGAACAGTAAGTAGTGCAAAGGCTAGATTATCGCCTTTCGGAGGAGAGGGGGAAGTATTAGTTGATATGATTAATAGGGTTCGCAGTAGTGTAGATTACAAAGTAGAACCTCAACGATTAGAAGCGCAAGTTCATGCAGGAGGTGTTAACCCTGATAATATAGCGGCTTATTTAGAATTTGGTACAGGTAAACAAGCGGCTAGTTATGTTCCTAGTTTAGATCCTAAATACCAAGAGTTAGCGGCAAGTTTTTATGTTAATGGCAAAGGTACATTAAGAACACACAGGTTTTTGATTCCTGCATACGAGCAAGAAAAGAAAAGGGGTGTGAATAGATTAAAGAATTTAAAAGTTAGTTGGTAGATGAAAGATGTAGTAAAACCGTTGCGTACTGGATATTTTGAGTTGCTAACGGGCATTACTGATCCTACTAATAAACTTTACTTTAATGATAAACCTGTTGGAGTTTACGATAGTCGCGCTCCTTATCCTGCTAAAACGCCTTATGTTATATTAAGCGATATTAGTACGATAACAGAGAATACGAAAAGCTCTTTTGGGAATGAAGTTACGGTAAACTTATTAGTATACACAACTTTTGAAGGTGATTTTGGAGGAAGAGAAGACGCTGAGGATATATGTGATCAAGTTCTTGAAATGATCATACCTATTCCGGGAAGATCGGGCGTACAATTAGAAGATTTTACTGTTAGTAACGCGGTTTTAGTAGGAATGGATGATGAAGATTCTTACAGCGATACTAAATATACATACAGAAAAAGAATAACCATACAGCATTTGGTATGGCAAAATAGAAATTTAATTTAAACGGTAGAGGCGAAATGGCAAAGTTTAATGGTTCTGATTTTATGGCTCAAATTGTTGGAACTCCCAATAAAACAATAGCCGACACAAGAGATTTATCGATCTCTATTTCTAATGCCGAAATTGACGTATCAACGCGCGATTATGGTGGATGGAAACACTAGCAGGTCAACGCACTTGGACTGCATCACTTTCAGGTGTAATTGATTACACTGTTGGAACAAATGAAGCAGGATATCAGGCGATTCAAGATCTTGCTATTGCTCGCGCACCAATTCAACTTTTGTTTGGTAAAAACAGTACAGGTGCATACCAATATAGCGGAACAGGCTTTATTATGAGTGCGGATATTTCTGCTACTTATGAAGACGCTGTAACTTGGACTGCTGAAATTTCAGGTAATGGAGCATTAACCGCCGCTGTTGTAGTATAATATGAATAAACTTGTAGGATATACAGAGTTAAATATCAAGGGAGAGGTTATCCCTGTTAAATTCGGTCTTAGGGCGTTAGAGTTCTTTATGGCTGGATACGGGGTTAAGCTTAATGATTTACCGACGTTATTTGAAATGACAACTTTTATCGATCCTAACACAAAAAAGGAATCAGTAGCGGTTATGCCAAAAGAATTGATAAAATTTCTTGCTATTTCAATTTGGGCGGGTGCTAACTACGTAGCAGAAAGAAATGGGAAAGGAATTAATTATTATTCTCTTGATACTGTTTATGATGAATGGTTAGATGAAATTGGTTTGGTTTCAAAAGAAGGAACGCAAATTATTTCTACATTTTCTGCTGCTATATTAAATGGCGGAACTTTGCCGAAGCAGATTGATGAAGTTGAAACAGAAAATAAGAAAGAGGTAAAAAAAAAGAATTTGACCTCGAAAGTTTAAGAGGTATGGCTCATGGTCATCTAAGATTAGATTATCAAGAGTATTGCGATATAACACTGTTTGAAATAACAGCATTGATAGAAGGCTATAATATGCGATGGGAGGAGAAATGGAGACATACCCGAAGCATTTATAGCCTTTTGTATAATATAAACGCACCAAAAGGGAAGAGTAAAACTGAAATAGAATTAATGCCATTCCCTAGTGAATATAAATTGGCTAAAATAAAAGAAAAATTCAAAACTGATTTAGAGATGAAGGAATATTTTAGCCCTGACAGAGATAAAGTTAAGTTTAAACCAAGAAATTAGAAGAGTATGGCAGCGGAACCAGAATTAATTATACGGTTTAAAGGCGACACTAAGGATTTAGATAGTCAGCTAGATAAATTAAAATCTAGCCTAGGAGAACTTGACGGTGCTACTAATAAGGCCGCTGGTGGCAATAAAAAGCTAGAAGATTCTAATAATAATTTAGGGAAAAGTGTAGGTAAATTAGCTGCTGGATATTTAACACTACAAGCTGCTTTATCCGCTGGAAAGTTTATTCTTGGTGCTACGCTTCAAGTAAGTAAATTTGAAACACAATTAAATACGGCTAGTGGATCGCAAGAAAAGTTTGGCAAAAACATGGCTTTTCTTGAAGATCTTGCTAATACTTATAAGAAAAATGTAGTTGACTTAGGTGCTAGTTTTTCTCAGTTAACTATTGCTACCAAAGGGACTAATTTAGAGGGGGAAGAAACTGAAAAATTATTTAAGGCAGTTACTATTGCATCTAGTGCCCTTAAAATGTCAACTGATGATACAACTGGAACTTTCCGGGCGTTCATTCAGATGGTTTCAAAAGGAAATGTTCAAGCGGAAGAGTTAAGAGGTCAATTAGGGGAGAGGTTGTATGGCGCATTCAACCTTGCA